TATAGCAATTCCGGCATGGCCGTCGTTAACGAATCCTATTTGCTCGATTCCGTTTGCCCACATCACTTGCTTCTCGACCGTCAGATGGACGGGAGAACGATTCGCGAGAAGTACGTCGCCTCAAAACTCTCACCACTTGCTAAACCCTGGGTACCGGCTGTCAACCCGCCCCCGCCGGTGGTTGATGAGAACCCTAAGGATTTTGCCAAGTCCAAAAGGTTGAAACGCGATGAGGAAAAGGTGAGAAAGTTAGAACGGGAGGTACAGAATTTACGCCACAAGAACAAGCTGAAATCTGAGGCCCTAGTCAAAGCCATCGCAGCGAAACGCGAGGCCAAGCCTCCTGTCATCAACGAGACGGGGATGAATTTGATGAATTCCCGCGCGATGACTCTTTTTGCCTCCCTCGTGGATGTGGAGAAAACGAGTTCAAGATCTTTAACCGCTTTCTTGTCCCTTGAGGCGGGCGGTTTCTTGAAGGACATCAAGAACCCGCATGAGATCGTCCGGGAGGTTGTTATATCCCTAGTGGCCGTAGAAGTCGGAAAATCAATTAGGGAAGTTCGGCGCCTCTACAAGAAGAAAGTAAGATCCGGGTCGCAGGATTCGGTGAATCAAGTTTACGAGGAAATGTTCTCCACAATGATGGTTTTTAATCCGGGGGTGGTCGTCAATAGATACCCCACTATATGGGAGACGTATCTTAGGAATGACCCTGAATTATTGACGGAGTCACTTCAAGTGCCCGACGATGGACCATCCACCCTTCTCCGGTCCGCCATCTTCGCCCAGAAGATTGCAGTCCTCTGTGTCACGTTGATTGACGCCCCAACCTGGACTGATGTGGTTTTTGAAATAGGGAAGTTTATCTCATACACAGCTGATGCGGCGACTATACATCGGTTTGTCAATGGCAAGGTTGATGGTACTAAGAAGATCGAGAAATTCATCAAGGAGCGATTTGAGTCATTAGTTCTCCGTCACAATGGGATTAAGGAAACAACATCAGTACGTCCCGTTCTTGACCGCCTGTCAGTTAGTTTGGATGGTACTTGCTCGATTGCCCCGGAGGAGAAGAAATCCAAGAAGAAGGCCACCTTACCACCCGTGGAAGAGGAGACTCTCGAGTTTGAATACCCTGAGAATATGCCAGACCTTTTGGCAAGACCACCTTCTCCAACTCCCACGATCGTGGAGATTCCTCCTCGTGCGCCCAGGGTCAAGGACGAGAGTGACGCCGTGACCACAAATCCCTTCGCTATGTTGCGCTCGGGGATAGACGTGCTGAGGACTGTGGCTAGACAAGGAATTGGTCTTGAGGAGAAAATCAAGGAGATTCCCATTCTCGAGTTGCTTGATGAGGTCACCGCCTTAATTGTTTTCTTTACCATCGCACCGCCCACCCCTGTGGGAAGGGGTATGAAGGGCAAGTTGCCGCCGTCGGATGATCTCGTCCCTCCCAGTTACCTTTACAAGGAGGTTCTTAACCGCGCTTTCAACGTACATAAGACTGACATGATCTCCATAATTAGTAGAATATGCACCGTCATTGACACCACCTTGATGATAAGTGCGACTCTATGGGACGGTGTTGATTACTCGGTATTGGTTAACCCTCTTGACGTACAGACCCGATTGGCACGTCTGGCCGGATATCAAAATGGTTACGAGAGCGGGTGTCTGGACGTTATGAGGAAAGAGGATCCAAACATTCCTTCAACGGACGATTACGAGCGGGATGTCAAGAAGCTCGTCGAAGATCTCCACTCGTTGATTCGTAACAAGGCCGTGAAGCCTGCCGCAATGGGGACGTTTGTGGGGTTTTTGACCAGGGCAACACAGTTGAACACGGTTATTACGATGGCCGTGCGATCGAGGACGGAGAAAGACATGCCCTATATGATTGGACTATATGAAAAACCCGGTGTCGGGAAGTCCATGTGCGC